ACGGCAGTATCTACCGCTTGGAGTTCGTTTGGAACACTCGCGAATCGGCGTATTACATGCACATGTACGACGCTGAGGAGTCGATCATCCAAGGCTCTCTGAAGTGCGTCGTCGGCTGGCCTATCGGCGTGCTGCAATGCACGGACCCCAGGCGTCCGGCTGGCATGCTGGTGTTTGTGGACTCGGCAAACTCCGAGCGCGACCCGGTTTGGATCGATGGCAAAGACCTCTACAACCTGGACACCGTGACCCGAGTGCCTGGCTACGGCGAGCTAGGCGACCGCGTCCGGCTGCGATACTGGACGCTGGCAGACATGCAAGTGGTGGCGTCAGGTGGCTGACCAGCGGCTACAAGATAGGCGCGTCCGGCTGCTCATCGCGAACCGAGTAGCAGAGGATTACAAGAGCCTGACGGCGGACGTGACAGAGATCAAGGACTTGCGGGTTCAGTTCTCTGTCAAAAGAAGTCATCGAAGGAACCGAACACGGCAGAGGTCACGATTACCAACCTGTCGCCGACCCGACGCGCAGCCCTGCAAACCAAGGGCGTAAAGTTCGTACTGGAGTGCGGCTACGTTGACACCGGGGTCAAGCAGATCTTCCAAGGCGATGTGCGGCATGTGTCCCACGTTCGCGAGGGAGCGGACTGGCGGACGGTTTTGAAGTCCGGTGATGGCGAGCGGGCGTTTCAGTTTGCACGGATCTCTGAGAGCTTGGGACCGAAGGCGAGCAAGTCCGACGTGATCAAGCGGCTGTCGGCCAAGCTTGGTCTCGGTCTGGGAAACTCCGTACGGGCTGCGGCTGCAATCCCAGGGAGCTTTGAGCAGGGGATTGTCCTATCGGGGCCAGTGAGTCGCGAACTTGACAAGGTTCTGAAGGGCACCGGCTACGAGTGGTCTATACAAGACGAGCAGCTCGTGATCCTGTCGGCCTCCGAAGTCAGCGGACAGGACGTTCCACTACTGACACCGGAATCCGGGTTGATTGGCTCGCCTGAGTTTGGCGCACCGCTCGAAAAAAGCGGCAAGCCTCAGCTCAAGTTTAAGGCACTGCTCAACGCGAATATCAAGCCAGGTGCCAAGGTGCAGATCCAGTGCGAGCGGTTCCCCCTGGGCGTCTCGGTCAAGTGCGCGAAGGTCGAGCACAGCGGAGACACCGCAGGCCAGGACTGGTATACGTCAGTCGAAGGAGCGACCCTGTGACAACGCGCAACACCACACTGCAAGACCTGCTCGCACGGTTTCGAGAGTCGCTCGTATCCGATCTGCACACGTCGCTGCCTGGCAAGGTCATCAGGTACGATTCCACCACACAGAAGGCCGACATCCAGCCGCTCATCAAAGAGCGATACACGGACGAGAGCGGCGCTGCTCAATCTCGCGAGCTGCCCGTGATTCCTGCCGTCCCTGTGAAGTTCCCAGGAAGCGGCGGCTATCGAATTACCTTCCCGGTGGCCGTAGGCGATACTGGGCTCATCGTGTTCACCGAGGCCAGCCTTGATAAGTGGCTTGTCTCTGGCGGCACAGTAGACCCCGCTGACGACCGGCGGCACGATCTGACTGACGCGGTGTTTCTACCAGGGCTCCGTGACTTCGGGCATGCGCTGTCGAGCGCTCCGACTGACCGGGCGACCTTTGGCAAGGATGATGGGCTACAGATCCACGTCGACCCGTCGCTGATAAGCATCGGTAGCAACTCGGCGGCGCAGCTTGAGTTCGCTGCGCTCGGCGATGCGATACAGACCTATCTGCAAAACCTCCAAATCTGGCTCAGTGCGTTGACGCTTCCGGTGGCGGGCGCAGTTGCGGGTCCGCCAGCCGTGCCAGCTCCTACCGTTCCGACGCTCAAGAGCACATCGGTGAAGGTGAAAAAATGACCACCTACCAAAAGATCACCGACTTTGGACTTGACGAGGACGGAGACGAATACGCCGACGCGACCGGGCTTGCGATGACCGGAGACCTACCCGGAATCAAGCAGCAAGTCACGCTGCGGATCGGATTCTTCAAGGGCGAGTGGTTTCTCGACGAGGAAAGCGGGCTGCCATGGTACGAAGAGATCATCGTCAAGAACCCGAACCTGATCCGTATCCGCGAGATCTTTCGCGACGCGATCTTGTCTGTCGCTGGAATCAATGAGGTCACGTTTCTTGACCTCCTATTCAGCGCCTACGCTCGCACTCTATCCGTAAACTTCAAAGCGTCGACCAACCTTGGCGAGCTTGGAATCAACCTAACGGGGCTCCCGAATGCCTAGCTATGGACTCCTACCCGAGGGCTTTGTCCCTAAGCCGCAGACAGTCATCAAAGAGGAGCTTGATACTGTCTACAAGTCAACCTTCGGCGCACAGCTTGGCAGCGAGCCCGACGGCTCTATCCCTGCGGACTCGGTAGCCGGGCAGCGAATCGGGCTGCATGCCGAACGGATGGCGGAGCTTTGGGAAATCGGACAGGCGCTCGGGTCGAGCTTCGATCCCGACAACGCGACAGGCAGAGCGCTGGACATCCTGTGCGCCATCACCGGAACCACCCGCAACCAGGAACGGCGAACCGTCGGAACCGCCGCGCTCACGGGCGACCCGGCTACCGTGGTCCCATCCGGATCGTCGATATCAATCCCCCTGGTAGGGACTAGGTTTAGTACCGACGCGAACGCGACCTTAGTTGCACTCTCGGCGTGGACCGTCAACACTGTCTATGCACTGGGCGACCGAGTCAAGAACGGCGCGGCACCTGCTCGGGTATACCAAGCGATTGTCGGTGGAACATCTGCGCTTGTCGGGACGGGTCCAAGTGGAACCGCGTCGGTGATTTCCGATGGCACGGTCACATGGTCCTACGTGGGCGATGGGACGGCGGCGGCTGATGTCGCCTTTACTTCCCTGGACCCTGGCCCCTTCGCAGCGCTCACAGGACAGATCACGTCAATCGAATCGCCTGTCAGCGGATGGTTGTCAGTCCGCAACATGAGTGATGCCCTAGTGGGCGCGTATGTCGAATCGGACGCATCTTTGCGTAACCGCAGACAGGCAGAGCTTGCAGGCCGTGGAAATGGTCCCTTGCCAGCGCTGCGAGCGGACCTTCTAAAAGTCAATCAGGGTACGGCAAACGCTGTCGTCGATTGCATCGTGTTCGAGAACTACACCGACGTGGTGGACGTGAACGGAATCCCACCGCACAGCTTTGAAGCTGTGGTTCTCGGTGGGCTCGACGCGGATATCAGACAGTCGATTTATGAGACCAAGCCAGCCGGAATCAGACCGCACGGAACCGTTTCAGGAACCGTCACAGACTCGACGGGCATCTCGCACACGATCAAGTTTACGCGCCCGACGAGCTACTCGATCTGGATCGAAATCGACGTGACCTACAACGCGGCAACGTGGCCACTCGACGGGCCAGCGCAAGTAAACGCGGCCATCCTTGCAGCGCTCACACCGGCGAACGGCTACACGCTCGGCAAGGATGTTACCAGCTGGGGTATCGGCGCAGCGGTTGACGTGGTGCCCGGCGTGCTCAACGTGACCGCCATCCGTTTGGGCACAGCGCCTGCCCCGGTCGGCACTGCGGACATTCCGATCGGAATCCGAGAAGTGGCCTTGTTTGACTCGGCGCGCATTCTGGTTACGGCCGTAGCGGGGACTCCGTAATGGGCGACGTGCAACATGAGCTAGACCACGAAGGCAAGATGCTGGCCCGGCTGGCGGAGGAGTTCCGCAAGCCCAGGATCTCGGCCATCATTCGCGGCGAGGCAGCGCAGTATCAGGCCATCGAAAACGCCTATTGGCAGTTGCTCACCGAGTTTGGAGTCGAGACGGCCATCGGCTGGGCGCTCGACGTGCTCGGGAAGATCGTGGGTGAGCCGAGGCAGGGCGCGCTAGATGCTGACTACCGGCTGCGCGTTCGAGCTCGCATCCGAGTCAATCGCAGCGATGGCACCATTGAAGACATCATCGACGTGGTCCGGCTGCTCATCGGTTCAGTGCTGCTTCCATCGGCGGCTATCAAGCTCACCGAGTTCTACCCGGCGGCGTTTGTGCTGCGGATCACCGGCATCGCCATCACGCCGACACAAGCGCAGATCTACAGCTCGTTTATCAAGCAGGCTCGCGGGGCAGCCATTGGCTCAGGCTTCGGATGGCAAGAGACACCGGACGCAGACGCTTTTGTCACCGCCACGTCAAGCCCTCTCACTGCGGCTGCCCTGGCTGGCGTCACCTCGTTTACCGTGGCCGATACCTCGGATTTCCCAGCGGCGGGAACCATCGTGATAGACGACGGTCTAGCCGGGTCCGAGACGTTGGCATACACCACCAAAACACCGACGACGCTGTCAGGACTTCCCGCGACAGCAAACCCTCACGCGCTTGGCGCAATGGTCACTTTCCCGGCCTCGGTGGGCAAAGGGTGGGGCGACACAGCCAACGCAGCAACCGGCGGCGCGCTCGTCGGTGTCATCTAGGAGCATCATGTTCGACCTCATACTACCAACACTAGGCGGCATCTTTGCGACGGTGGCGCTCATCGTTCGCTACTTCGACCGGCGAGCCAAAGAGCGCGCCATCTTGGCGGCCATCACCGACAAGCAGCGCGAGGACATCAACAGCATCCCGCCGCTCAGTCTGGTCTTTGTTCTGACGCTGGCCACCGGCCTGATGTGCTGTGCTGCGTTCGCCGGTCAGCAGATCCACGCCATGCGTCAGGCTGAGATCTGCAAGCGAGATTGCGAGAGCGACCGAGATTGCCGCCCTCCATCGGTGTGCAAGCGCGGTGCCTGTGTCAACAATGCAGAGGACTCCGTAGCGATGTACGTCCCAAACCGTAACGTGACCACCACTTTTTGGAGCCCAGTCAATGGCCACTAAGCCTCTTTCGTCGACTCTGCCGCGCTATGCTGACACCGTCGCGGGCGACCCTTCCAAGGTATCCGAGCCACCGAGCGGAAAGAAAGACATTGGCTGGGTTGTCGGCGAGAAGCCTCCCGCGCAGTGGATGAACTGGCTGCTACTTCAGTGCTACAACTGGCTGCTGTGGCTGGACGCATTCGAGACGGAAAGCCACACCTGGACCAAGCTTCAGACCTTCACTGCGTCCGTGCTCAATACCCGCGCCATACTTGCCACCGGCAACGGCAGTGGCTCGGCGATCAAGGGTATCGGCGGCGCGGCTGGTAACGGTATCGAGGCCGAATCGTCCGGCGCTGGCACCTACGCCCTGTATGGCAAGGGAACCGCGCTCGGCGTCATCGGTGTCCGCGGTGAAGGCGGGTCGGGTTCTGTCGGTGGTTCGTTCATCGGCGGAGGAGTCAGTGCTGGCCTATCCGCAACGGCTGGCTCCGGCGGCGGCATCGGTATTACCGGGCTTGGAATCCTGACCGGAGCGGGTGGTTCGTTTCAGGGCGGCGCGACCGGGGACGGAATTGTAGGAATCGGAGGAACGACGTCGGGAAGAGGCGGCGACTTCACCGGTGGCCCGCTGAGTTCCGATGGTTTACGGTCGACTGGTGGATCAACGAATGGGAACGGAGTGGTCGGCTTCGGAACCGGTTCGGGAAGTGGCATCACTGGCACCGGTGGCGCGACCGGCAACGGAGCTGTGTTTGCTGGCGGTGGAACATCTGGGGATGGACTTCAATCGACCGGTGGTCCAGCCGGATATGGTGGACTGTTTACCGGTGGATCAAATGGACCAGGCGTGAGAGCACTTGGAGGTGCAGGTAATGCACCGGGCTTGCAAGCCGTTCCATCTGGCAACGGAGCAGGTATTGAGGCTGCCGGGGGTGGCACGGGAATTGCCATTGCAGCGACTGCCAATGTTACGACAACCACTGATTTCGTCGCAGGCAGCGGTGCTCTATGCACTGTCAGTGGAAGCAAGATTGAGTTTTCGACTGTCACACATCCAGCCGGTACGGCAAGCATCAAACATCAGGTACGGCCAATCAACACGGTTCGAGCTTACCTGAGCTTGGTTACGGATGGCGTGGGTGGACATACTGTCGAGGATAGTGTTGGTATTGCCAGCGTAGCTCTAACCGCGACCACCATAGACATCACTTTTGCCGATGCTTTTGCGACGGCAAAATATGTAGCGTCACCGACTGGAAATGGAGCGACTTACACCGTGGTGCCTGCCAACAAAACAACCGGTACGTGCAAGGTCACAAGTTCGCTGAATCCAACGGGCAATGTCATTGCCTTGGACGTTATCTTCCTTGGGCGACAGTAACCTAGATATCTGGACTGCAAGCGTTGGCTAGGCACTTAGCCTTGATAGGTCCAACGCAGCAGTCGCCTGTGTCTTTACAAGGTGCTCCAAATATGGAGCATTGCGCCGAGAAATCAACACAGACGGCATCGGTGTATCCGCCATCCTCGGGGGCTGAAATATCAGGCTGTGGATACGATGCTAACCCACATGCAAGCAAACCAACCGTACAAAACAGCAGAGACGCAAGTTTCAGCATTTATCTATACTCACACGCCCCATCGAAGCACTCGATAGGAGCGCCATTGATAGAGCGACAGCAAGGGGTTTTGTTGGAGCAGGCATCCCCCAGTAGCCCACAGGCTTGTGGTTTGGGGTGCGGCGGTGGGCTACCTCCGCATCCTGCTAGTAGCAGCACGACTAGGTACCGTGCAAGCATGTTGATTCCCGTTGAGGCGCAAACTCCGCGCCAAAGTGAAGCATGCACTCCTCGGAGCACACGCGGCGAAAACACGAGGGACAGGCATCGCGCATTAAGTATCGGTCACCAATCCGCTTGAGCAATCCCACCTTGACGAGCTTGTTTAGTTGGTGGGCCACCATGCCGAGCGTCTGATAGCTCCCTCTAAAGTTCTGGATCATTGGCATCACGAACCCCAGCTCGGCGCGCCAAACGTAGGCCAGAGCGGCAAGCTGCCCGGTCCCCATGTCGTCACGATGGCCTATTTGAGCAAGCCATTGCAGCACCTCGACGTATGAGGCGCAGTGCGAGCAGAGAAGCACTGACTGCCCCTTGGTTGTCATGCAAACGGAGACCGCTGGTGCTGTCTTTCGATAGCCTCTGTTTGAGTGGCTGTGGGTCATGGCGTGGTTTGCCTTGATCTCGCAAATGCCTGGCTCTAGTACGGCCTTCGGTGCGCTCCATTGCGCTGATCGTTTTGTGATTTCCAT